GGGTCCGTTGACCTGGCCGCGCTGGAAGCGCGCATGCAAGCGGCTGACGCGGGCCTGGCCGCCGACATCGTCGCCCTGGAAGGACGCAGCCAGGCCGCGGATACGGCCCTGTCCGGCGATATCGCTGACGCCGAGGCGCGCTCGATCGCGCGCGACGCGCTTCTGGTTCCGCTGACCGGCGGCCAAATGACCGGGCCGCTGCTCCTGTCAGGCGCGCCAACCGTCAACGCCGAGGCGACGACCAAGGCCTATGTCGATCAGCTATTCAGCGGCGCGGCGCTGCTCAGGGGCGTCATCAACGCGGCGACCGGTATCGTCATCCATACCGATGGCTCTCAGGGGCCGCTGGACGATCCGACCGGGAGCCATGATTACTTCATCTGCACCACGGCGGGCACCATTCCCGCCGGCTCGCCGGCCGCGGGCCTCACCATGCGGCTTGGCGACCAGATTTATGATGTCGGCACCCTCTGGGTGCTGGTCGCGGTCGGCGTCGGCGATATCGTCTCGACCGCCGATCAGGTCGCGCTGCTGCCGAACCGGCTAGGCGCTAATAACGTCCAGGCTGGATTCGACGCGCTAGAGAGCGGCCCGGCCTTTCTGGGTCCGCTGTCGTTCTGGAACACTAACGGGCCAGCCGGCGCGCCGCCGGCTACCGGCGCGGGCGCACGAAGCGCAGGCACTCGTATCGCCTTCTATCCGAATGGCCCGGCGGCGAACGAAATCTCGATGGGCGTCGACGGTAACAACACGCTTTGGTTTCAGACTCGGTCAGACAACAACGGACTGTTCCGCTACTACTTCGGCGGCGTCCTCCGGTACACCTTTGATCAGAACAACCTGAGCCTTCAGACCGATGGTCAAGGAATCAATTTCTTCAGTGGCGCGGCGATCTACAAGAAGACCGGAACCGGCCTCACCTTGCGCCGTCATACCGGCAATATCGAAGTCGGCATTGAGAACGTCGATGGGACGAACCGCCAGAACATCCTGACCGCGGCGACCGGGATGCTCACCGGAACCGCCGTCCTCAAGGCCGGCGACACGATGACCGGCCCGCTGACATTTTGGACCACGACGCCAGCGCCTGCCCCGCCGAGCGCGACCGCCATCAGCGCCGGCAATAAGCTGCGCCTTTATCCCGGCGCCAACGACGCCGGCTCGTTCGCTATCGGCATCGAGAGCGGCAACATGTGGTTTCAGGGCGGTCAGGGCACCCAGACCGCCGGCTTTAAGTTTTACCTGAACGCGGCGCTTCGCTTCTACATGAGCACCGACCGCCTCGATTGCGGCGGCAACTGGATTACCAACCTGCGCGACCCTGGCACTACCGCGACTGACGCGGCGAACAAGCGTTACGTCGATCAGCAGCGGGATACCCGTATCGCCAAGACCGGCGACACGATGACCGGCCTGCTCACCGTCAACATGGGCAACAACACGCGCGGCATCCTGCTGTATAAGCCGAACCGCGACGCCAACACGCACTGCCCGTCAATCGACTGGACCAATTCCAAGAGCAACACCGCGATCGGCCGCATCATCTGCTGGCAAGAGGCGCAATGGTACGCCTACCAAGACTATTCGCGCGTCGAGTTTTGGTGCGGCAGCGGCATCCAGCGTCGCACCATGTACGGGACCGGCAACGATCTCTATGTCGCCAGCCGAGTGTTCGCCAACGGGGTGCAACTCTCATCCGACATCGGCAAGAAAACCGACATTGCCCCGGCGGACGAGCGCGAGGCGGTCGCGGCCTTCGACAAGCTCAAGCCGGTCCGCTTTCGCTGGAAGCCGGGCGAGATTGATGATCCTCTTTCCATCACCGGCAAGAGCCAAGAGCCGCACCCTGACCCTCAGCGGCTGCATTGGGGCTTTGTCGCTCAGGACGTCGAGGCCGCCGCGCCTGACCTGGTGACGAACTCGCGCGACGAAGGCAAGAGCATCGACCTCGGCGGGCTGGTGGCCATGATGGCGGCGAAGATTCAATCGCTAGAGGGGCGGCTTGCCGCGAACGGCTTATGACCGAATTTGTAAGCGGTTCGATCTATATCCGCGTCATGGGCGAGGGCGGCGCCGGCCTCAAGCCCGGCGAGATCGTCGGCGGGCATAAGCATAATTTCGATCACACGACGATCTGCTTCGGCGGTCGCTGGCATGTCCAGAAGTGGATGGCTGACGACAAGCTGGCGTTCGACTTCGAGCGCGACGGGCCGTTCCACGTCCTGATCGAAAAAGACTGCCGACACGCCTTCAAGTTTCTCGGCGGCGCGCCGGTCGGATGGGCCTATTGCGTCTATTCGCACCGCACCCCGCAGGGCGAGGTCAGCCTGGTCGAGACCGGATGGCCCGATGCTTTCGAGGCCTCTGACGGGCCTCCCGAGTGGTTTCCAACGCAAAAGGCGGCGGAATGATCACGCTCGCCCAAGCCCGCGCCATCCGCGCCGCAGAGGCCGAGCGGTGGAACCGGCAGCTCGCGCAATTCCAGACCTGGCGGCCGACCCCGACGCGCGAGGAAAGCAACCGCGCCGCTGATGGCGATCCGGTCTTGGTCAAGGAATGGGACCTGTCCGAGATCGACAACCTGTCCTTTGACCCCACCGAGCCGCCGGGCCGGCCCGATGACGGGCGCCCTGTGTTGGCCCAGCCGCCGGTCATCGCCGGCCTGGCGCGCGTCGGCGATCCGCTCACCGCCTCGACCGGAACCTGGACGAACGCGCCGACCGGCTTCACCTATCAATGGTGGCGCGGCGGTTACGACATCGCGGGCGCGACCGAAGCGGTTTATATTCCCACCGTCATCGACCTTCACTGGCCAATCGCCGTCCGCGTCACCGCCAGCAACGCCGTCGGCCCGGCCGCCGCGAGGAGCGCGTTTTCCGCGCCCGTCCTGCCGGCCGCGCCGACCTGCTTCATCGTTCCTGTTGTATCCGGCGCGCCTGAGATCGGCCAGCAATTGACCGCTGGAGTCGGCGGATGGTCAGGCGCGGCGACCTCGTACGTCTTCGAATGGCGGCGTGACCTCAGCGTCATTGATGATGAGATCGGCCCGCTCTACACCGTAACCGTCGAGGACGAAGGCTTTACGTTGAGAGCCGGCGTGCGCGGCGTCAACGCCGGCGGGCCTGGCTCGATCGCCTATTCGACCGCGATCGGCCCGGTCGGCGGCGCCGCAGCCCCTGGCGCGCCTCCCGTCAACACGGTTCTGCCCGTGGTTACCGGCCAAACGGCAGTCGGCGCGACGTTAACGAGTTCGGTCGGGGCCTGGCAGAACGCGCCAACGGCCTATGCCAGACAGTGGCGGCGCGATGCAGTCGATATCCCCGGCGCAACTGGCGTCACCTACGTTCTCGTTCCCGCCGACCTTGGCGCGATGATCAGCGTCCAAGTTGTTGCGAGCAACACGTTGGGTTCGGCGACAGCGATCAGCCTGCCGGTGGGCCCGGTCGAAGATGCGCCGGTCGAAGGCGTGCCGCCGGCGAACGCTACGCCGCCAAGCATCAGCGGCATGCGCCAGGTCGGCCAGACGTTGACCGTCGATGAAGGAACCTGGACCGGCTTGCCGACTGCCTTCGAATATCAATGGCGGCGCGGCGCCGAGGATGTCGCCGGCGCAACCGCCGCGACCTATCTGCTGGCCGGCCTAGATCAGAACTGGAGCGTTTATTGCGAGGTCCGCGCGATCAACGCGAGCGGCGTATCCGCTCCGGCGCGTAGCCAGATGCTAGGTCCGATCATCGGCGCGGGCTTACCGTTCTGCACGACGCTGCCGGTCATCTCAGGTGACGCCGAGAGCGGCCAGACGCTCACGACGACAGATGGCGTGTGGATCAATGCGCCGACCGAGTTTGCCTATACGTGGACGCGCAACGGCCTTTTGATCAGCGAGTACGAGGCGACCTTCGTCCTGACCGACGCCGAGATCACGACGCAAATCGCTAGCCGGGTGACGGCGCGCAATGCGGCGGGCGCGTCCTCGTTCGATAGCTTGCCGGTCGGCCCGGTCATGCCGGCGGGCCTGCCGCGAAAAGGCCTCGCCTAAGCCTCGCCAAGCGCCGTACCGGGCCGCGGCCCGCCGTGTGCCACCCCAAGGAGGACTTTCCACATGGGCCAAGTCTCACCAACTGCATTAGCTGAATTGACGCCGACGCCGAGGGTCGGCGAATTTGCAACCACCAGGCCGACGCCGAGCCAGGCCGAATCCGACGCCCTGGCGGGCAGTAACACCGCCCTGGTCATGCGCAAGCAGTGGGATTTGTCGCCAGTCGATCCCAACTCGCACGACCCTACCGAGCCGCCCGGCCGCCCCACCGGCAGCGTCCGCTCATCGCCTGAGGTTGCGCCCCGCATCGGCGAATTCGCCACCACCTTGCCGACGCCGATGCAGGCCGAGAGCGACTCGCTTTCCGGGCAGGGCGTGCTGGTGATGAGAAAACACTGGGATTTAAGCCCGGTCGATCCCAACGCGTTCGATCCCACCGAGCCGCCTGGCCGGCCTGAGGGGCCGCCGGTCAATACCGTCTTGCCGGTCGTGTCCGGCACGCCGAGCCAAGGCAGCGTCCTCACGACGAGCAACGGCACGTGGAGCGGCTCGCCGACATTCACCTATCAGTGGCTGCGCAACGGGACCGCTCGCCCCGCCTCGACCGCCTCGTCCATCATTCTCAACGCTCAGGATGCCGGCGCGATGATCTCTTGCGGCGTGGTTGCGACCAATGCGGCGGGCACGGTCGGCGCCGAGAGCGCCGCTGTGGGGCCGATCACGGCGCCGCCGGCGAACACCGCGGCGCCCGCGGTGACCGGTACAACGGTGACCGGCTCTACGCTGACCACCACCAACGGGACGTGGACCGGCTCGCCGACGCCAACCTACACCCGCCAGTGGCTCAGAGACGGCAACAATATCGGCGCCGCGACCGGGCTGACGTATGTCCTAGTCGCTCTTGATGAGGGGACGATGATTTCCTGCCGAGTGACCGGGACCAACTCCGCCGGAAGCGTTCCTGCGACCAGCACTGCAGTCGGCCCGATCACGCCAACGGCGGCCGATCCCGGCGGCGACGAGAGCGCGCTGCCGCACCGGCGCAGAAACGGGAAGCCGTCATGATGACCGACGAACAGCGCGCTAAGCGCGACGCGGCCCTCAAGGCCAAGCAAGGCTTGCTGCCGACGCCGTCGCAGGAGGAAAGCGATCTCCTGGCGATGGGCGTGTCGGCCGGTGAGATCAACAAGCGGCCAGACGGCGGCGGCCCTGATCCTCACGTTGAACGCGCGCGGGCGATGTGGCCGAAGCGCAACCCGCGTGGCGGTTACGAAACTCGATAGGGTCAATGCTCGATGATCGGCGGGCGGCTGATGGCTGCGGCGCGCTCGCTGATTCAACGGGCGGCCGAAGGCGCGACGCGGCCGGGGCCGTGGCATCTGCCGCTCAGCGGCGGATGGCTCAGCGCCGAGGATGGCCAGTATTGGAACTTCTGGCAGATGGGCCGCGACGTGCAGTCCATCGGCCGATCGGCGATCGTTGAGGCCTGTATCTCGGCCTATGCTCAGACCGCCGCGATGTGCCCGGGCGATCATTGGCGCGCCACGGCGAAAGGCGGGCGCGAGCGAGTCGACAACTCGGCCGCCTCGCGGCTGCTTAGGAAGCCCAACGCCTATCAGAGCATTTCCGACTTCCAGCTGAACCTGACGCGCGACCTCTACTCGGACGGCAACGCTTACGCGCTGGCGCTGCGCAACGACCGGTTCGAAGCCGAGGAATTTCACCTGATGCACGCCGGGCTGAGCCGTCCGATGCTCTCGGTCGATGGCGACATCTTCTATTCGCTCGCCGGCAATGACGTGATCGCCCGCCAGCTCGGCGGAACCACTACCCAGACGATCATGGTGCCGGGCCGCGACGTGCTGCACGTCCGGCTCAACGCCCGGCGGGGAAGGGAGCCGTGGCCCTTGATCGGCGAATCGCCGCTCGCCGCAACTTACGGCGATCTCATAACCCAGAACGCAATTCTGGCGTCGCAGAGCCAATTCTATCTCAACCAGGCCCGCCCGAGCGCGGTGCTGTCAACCGACCTGACGCTGTCTCGGGAGCAGGTCGAGGATCTCAGGCAACGATGGAACGATCAGTCGCAATTCTTGAAAACCGGCGGCACTCCGATCCTGACCTCGGGGCTCAAGGTGAACCCATGGAACGTGTCGTCGCGCGACGCGCAGATGGCCGAGTTCCTCAAGATCTCCGAAGAGCACATCGCCCTCGCGTACCGCATCCCGTTGCAGGTGCTGGGCCTGGGCGGCTCGAGCCCCGGCAGCAATACCGAAGTGCTCATGCGGATGTGGATCGCGACCGGGCTCGGCTTCGCGCTCAACCACATCGAAGAGGCATATGGTCAGTTCTTCCGCCTGCGCGGCCAGCCGCACGAATATATCGAGCTGTCGACCGACTCCCTGCTGCGCTCGAACTACAAGGATCGGATCGACGCGCTCGCCCGCGCGGTCCAGGGCGGCATCATGGCGCCAAACGAGGCGCGCGAGTCCGAGAGCCTCGACGCCGTGCCGTTCGGCGACGAGCCGCGGGTGCAACAGCAAGTCGTCCCGCTGTCCGCGGCGGGCAAGATCCCATCGGCGCCGGGCGCGCCAGGTTCGCCAAGTTCGCCCGGACCGCCAAGCCCGCCTGGCGGCGGATTACCGCCATTGAAAGCCGCAGAGCCTGACCCCCATGAAGCCAAACGCGCCTACGACCAACTCCGCGCCGCCGTCAGCAACGCACGGCGAAACCTCCACTGACGCCATCACCGAGGCGGTCGGCCGGCTGTTCGCCGAGCTGGCCCGCGACCTCGAGCGGAAGCTCGATCTCCGCATGGCCGAAATGCTGTCGGAGGTGAAAGGCATCGGCGGCGGCGTCCAGACTCAGGCGGTCGAGTTTTTCCTCGCGTGGAAGCGCGACGCCGACCGGGAGGTTGAGCGCCATACGCGGATGATTAACCGGATCGAGGGCTTCACGCAGCCGCCGCCGGGCGAGCAGGGCGAGCGCGGGCCGATCGGAATGCAAGGCCTGCAAGGCCTGCCGGGCATGGCGGGACTGCCGGGCGCGACCGGGGCCGAAGGGCCGCAGGGGCCGCAGGGGGTTCAAGGCGAGCGTGGGCCTCAGGGCGCCCGCGGCGAGCCAGGCCAGAACGGCGAGCCGGGCGAGATTGGCCCGCAAGGGCCTCAGGGCATCCAAGGCGAGCGTGGGCCTCAGGGCGTGCGCGGCGAGCCAGGCCTAGTTGGCGAAACCGGCGAGATCGGACCGATGGGCCCTCAGGGCGTACCGGGCGAACGCGGGGCGCAAGGCGAACGCGGCCAGGCCGGCCAGGTCGGCGAGCGCGGCGAGATCGGGCTTATCGGTCCGCAGGGCTTGCCCGGCGAGCGCGGGCCACAAGGCGAGCGCGGCTTGGCCGGCCTCAACGGCCAGCCAGGGGAGATCGGGCCGATCGGCCCGCAGGGGCCGCAGGGCGACCGTGGAGTGCAGGGCGCGCGAGGCGAGGCCGGTCAGGCTGGCCTGCCGGGCGAGGAAGGCCCAATGGGCCCACAGGGCGCTCAGGGCGAAAAGGGTTCGCAAGGGGCGCGCGGCGAGCCGGGCGAGCGCGGCTTCAAAGGCGAGACGGGCGAAAAGGGTGAGCGCGGCGACAAGGGCGAGCCGGGCGCGGAAGGGCCGATGGGCCGGTTGCCGGCGATCACCGAATACGTCCCCAAGCAGGTCTACTACCGCAACGACTGCGTCACCTTCATGGGCGGCTGCTTCCAGGCGATCAAGGACACCGGCGAGCCGCCGCCGGATCACGAGGCCTGGCGCTTGCTGGCGCAGAGCGGGCGCGATGGCCTGAGCATGACGGTCCGCGGCACTTACGACCGCACGGCCGACTATCACGGCCTCGACACCGTCATGCTGAACGGCTCCACCTTTATCGCCAAGCGCGACGCGCCCGGCGACTGCCCGGGCGACGGCTGGCAATGCCTGGCCATGGTCGGCAAGCGCGGCGACAAGGGCGAGACGGGCGTCAAGGGGCCGCGGGGCGAAGCGGGCGAGAAGGGCGAGCGCGGCGCGCCAGGAATCGACGGCCAAGCCGCACCTGTCATCGTCGCGTGGAGAATTGACCGTGACGCTTACACAGTCGTCGGCATCCTCAGCGACCGCAGCGAGACGGCGCCGATCGAATTACGGCCCCTGTTCGAACAGTTTATGTCGGAGACGGAGTGATGCTGGAACGCCAATTCGCGAAATCCGGCGGCGTCCGCTCGCTGTGGCGCGCCTGCGTGCTGCGAACCTTGCGCGCGCGGGGCGAGGGCAATCCCTGGCCGGAAGATCACGTCGTCGACCTGGTCCTGCGCGCCGCGCAATCGCCGACCAGCCTGACCGATGCGCCCGAACTGGCGACCGTGCTGGCTGAGTTCGTGACTGCGCTCGTTCCCTATAGCGCCGCAGCCGGACTGTTCAACCTGAGCACCAATCTGACGTTTGGCAACGCGGCCACCATTGCGCTGCCAAGCATTAGCGATCTGCCGCAGGCCGATTGGATTCGCGAAGGCGCGCCAATGCCGGTGGTGCAAGGCGTCGCGTCGGCGGTGAGTATGTCGCCGCACAAGATCGGGACCATCGTCGCGCTCTCGAACGAAATGATGCGATCGAGCAGCGCCGAGGCGGTGGTGCGCGAGGCGTTGATGAACAACATCGGTCCGTCGCTCGACCGCTCGCTATTCTCAGCGGCGCCCGGCACGCCGGGCTTGCGTCCGCCGGGCCTTCTTGACGGCGTTCCGCCGCTCGGAGAGGCCGACGCCGCCGTCATGCCCAAGACAGAGGCGATGATCGAAGATTTAGAGACGCTGATCGAGGCGCTCGGCCCTTACGGCGGCAACGGACGAATCGCGCTGATCTGCTCGGCTAGACACTCGGTCCGCCTACAGAACACCATCTTTTCTGAAAAGGAATATCCGCTCTTCGTCGCCTCCACCCTGACCACCCAACTGATCGCAGTGGCGGCGTCGGCGCTGGCGGTTGCGGTTGATCCGCCCCGCATCGATAGCAGCGGCGAAACGGTCATGCACATGGAAGACACCAATCCGCTGCCGATCGTCGGCGATCCGCCGGGCGGCGTAATGGCGACGCCGGTGCGTAGCGCCTGGCAGACCGACAGCACTGGGCTGAGGTTTGTCTTGCCGGTCAGTTGGGTGCTGCGCGCGCCCGCAGTCGCCTGGCTGACCCCGACCTGGTGATTTGGGAAGCTGGCGGCGATCGTGGCGGAACACGATCGCCGCCCCTCGCCTTGCCTCGTCTAACCCCGCCCCGCCGAGCCTAGCCGTGCCATGCCCGACCACGCCTCGACGTCCAAACCTTATCGAGATTCGCCTGAGCGTCAAATCTCACTGGTGACGAATGGCCGATGTAGTTGTCAAAATTCTTGAGCCGGCGGACGAGATCAGCTTCCTCTCGCTGCGCGAGGCCAAGCTGTTGCTCGGCCTGCCGCTGACCGGCGCCGCTGAGATCGAAGACGAGCGGCTCGAGCTGCAGATCGCCATCGCCTCGGCGCAGATCATGCGCCTCTGCAATCGCATGATGGCTCGCCAGCGCGTCATAGAGACCTGGCGCGACTTCGACGCGATCAAGCTGTTCCTGCGCACCTTCCCGGTCGCTGAGGAGGACATCGAGCAGATTACGGTCGGCGGCGCGACGTTGGGGCCTGACGACTATGAGCTCGAGGAGCAGAGCGGCACGCTGCAAGGACTGAGCCGCTTCGCCGCGCCGGTGCGCATCGTCTACAGCGGCGGCTATGAGCTGCCGGACGACGCGCCGCTCGACCTCAAGCAGGCGACCCTGCTCATGCTCAGTTCGGCGCGCAGTCAGGCGACGCGCGAGTCGATCGAGGGCATCCGAATGATCGCCCACAAAGAGAGCCGCGTGATCTTCTTCGACCCGAACGCCTCGACTGCGAAGACGGCGGGAGGCCAGTCGAGCGGGCTTCCGACCGGCGTCGAACCGCTGCTCAGCCGCTATACGCGCTTCTGGGCGTGATGGAGTTCTCCGCCAACTTCGACCCTGGCGTCATCCTCCGCCATCTCGATAGAATCGAGCGGCAAGCGGAGGAGCTGCGCGCGGCGCTGCCGGTCGAAATGGCGAACTGGCAGAATGACGACCTCAATCGCAAGCACGCGACGACCAGAACGATCGATGTCGAAAAGCCCAGCGTGAACTTCACCCGCGCGGCGACGACCGTTAACCCGACGTCTAAAGCTCGGATCAAGAGACGCCGTCGCCTGATCCGGCGCATCAAGAAGGCCGGCCAGCACGAACGCATCCGGAGGAGCAACCGGCCGGTTCTGCGCGCTTCGCTGCTCGTCGACTTCAAAGAGCGGTTTCGCACCCTTCTCGATCAAGCTTTCTAATAGGAGGCTCAAATGGGTCTCGACATGTCGGCCCTGGTCAAACAGATGTGCGCCGACGTATTCGGTCGGCCGATCACCGTCACTCCGGCCTCGGGCGCGGGGGCCTATCAGAACCGCGGCATCTGGCACGAAGACGAGAACGACTTCCTCGCCGAAGACAATTCAGTCGTTACGGATCATCGTGTTTCGATCGACGTCCGCGACGCCGAGTTTGCCGTCGTGCCGCGCCAAGGCGACGCGATCGACATCCCGGCCGAGGGATCGGTGCCGGCGGAGGGAACCTTCACGGTCTTGGCCGCGCATAAAGATGGCGGCGGCATGACCAATCTTCTGTTGCAAGAGTATCAAACCGTCGCGCCGCCGGGCACGCCGTTGAGACAACGCGAGCGCGGTCGCTATGAATGACGGCCCGCTGCTTGCGGTCAGCGACGACGAAAATACGACCGACGGTTCCTATGCTGAGGCGCTCCGCGATCGATTTCTAAGCGAGGCGATGCGGCTGCCGTTCTTCGCTTCGTTCCTCCCGGTGACAACGAAGGGGAGACCGATCGACACCAAGGACCTGCCGATCCTTGGCTGCTATATCGGCGAAGAGAGCATGGCGCCCGAGGGCGATGGACGAGCGGATGGTTTCAAGTTCATCTGCACGCTTCGTCTCAACTGGTCGATCATGGTCGCCGAGAGCGACAAGGAAAAGGCCGAACGTCAGCTTGAGCGTGCTTACGTAGCGCTGCTCTACGGTCTGTTAGGCAACCCCTATCTGACCAGCCACCAGGACACTTTCGACCCCGATCTCAACGTCGCCACGCGATACAACACACGCTTCTCAATGATCCCGCGTTCATCCGCAATCACAACGTGGGGCGCGTACCTGCTCAACAACGAAACTCCGGTCGCTGAGAAGCGATGGGAGATCCAACTCGTTTACACCCGCGACATCTATCCGCGCATCGCGCACGATCTCCTCGAGCTCGACATCACTACGAGGTTCCCGCCTCACCGGACGCCGGAACAGATCGAGCAGATCCAGCAGATCCGGCAATTGATCACCTTCACCCCGGCGCCGCCGCGCAAGTAGGCGCGCGCTTCCGCCCCTCATTTCACCGCCTCGTTTCCCGGCTTCCCGGATCGAGAAGGCGCGCGAGCGCATCCGTTCACCCCCAGCAACGCCGTCCAAGGAGAAGCGCCATGGTTGACGTCAATTTCACGCAAAGGCCCGAGCCCGAGGAGCGCCGGCCGAGCGAAGCCTTCCTCACTAAGCGCGAGCGCCTCCTGGCCAAGCTCCGCGAGAACAGCCGCGCCGGCAAACGGCTGCGTGTCGAGCCGAAGAACGACCTCATGCGCCAGATCTTGCGCCACCCGACCGCCGGCTTCTTCCGCGGCGTCGGCGCGGCCGAATGGCCCGACGACAAATTCACCCATCGCCGCCTCAAGGACGGCGACATCACGCTCGCGGCGGACCAACGCCGCTAACCGCAAGCCCCGCGAACAGGAGACAAGGTCATGCCTATCGCTTTCTCACAAATTCCGGCCGGCTGGAAAGTTCCGCTTTACTGGGCCGAGCTTGACGCCTCGATGGCCGGCCTCGGCACGCCGCGAATGCCGGCGTTGCTCACCGGAATCATGCTCGCCGGCGGCTCGGCGGCGCCGGACGTCGCCCGGCCGATCGCCACCCAGGCGCAGGCCGACGAGGCCTTCGGCATCGGCTCGGAATTGTCGCGGATGTTCAAGGCCTACTTCGCCAACAATTTCGCCAACGAGGTCTGGGGCGTCGGCGTTATGGCGCCGAATAACGCGGCTCGGGCGAGCGGCGTGATCACCGTCGCGGCGCCTCCCACCGCCTCCGGTACGATCCATCTTTACATTGGCGCCGACCACGTCCCGATCGGCGTTGGCGAGACGGACACCGAGGAGGAGATCGCCGACGCGATCGCGGAAGCGATCAACGATCGCGAGTGGCTTCCGGTCACCGCCTCGACGACGATGGTAGCCGCGCCGCCGGTCAACCAGACCGCCCCTGGCTTGACGGGCGTTCCGGACGTCGGCGTCGCGGTCAACGTTACCCCCGGCACCTGGACCGGCAATCCGGCGCCGACGTTCACCTATGCGTGGGAGAGCGGCGGCACGACGATCCCCGGCGAAACCGGTCAGAGCTACACGCTCGCCGACGCCGATGTCGGCAACATGATCGTGGCTAAGGTCACCGCGACCAACAGTGAGGGCAGCGCTACGGCCGATAGCCTCCCGCTAGGCCCGGTCACCGCGCCGCTTGCCGCGCCGGTCAATACATCGCTTCCGGTTCTCACCGAAACGGCGGTGACGCTCCCCGGCCGTCGTCGCGCCGCTCGCCTCGCGCCGACGCCCTTGACGATCACCTGCAAGTTTGCCGGCCAGAACGGGAACGACATCCGGATCAGCCTCAATTACTTCGGCGCGATCGGCGGCCAGATCCTCCCGCCCGGCCTCGAGCTTACCCTCCCGGCGACAGGAATGCTCACCGGCGGAACGATGGTCCCGGACTTCACCGACACGATCTCCAACCTCGGCGAGACGGCGGTCGAATATCTCGGCATGCCCTATACCGACACGGTTTCGCTCCAAGCTTGGGAGTTTGAATTCGGCTTTAGCGACAATGGCCGCTGGGGCTGGATGCGTCAGCTTTACGGCGGTATCTACTCGGCCCGGCGCGGCTCCTATTCGGATCTCATCGCCTTCGGCTCGAGCGGCCGTAACGCCGCGCAAGTCTCGCCCATGGGCTTCGAAGTCGGATCGCCGTCGCCAGCTTACGAATGGGCCGCGGCCTATTGCGCCAAGGCGGCTCGAGCGCTCACCAACGATCCGGCGCGCCCGCTGCAAACCCTCATGCTCGAGGGCATCCTCCTGGCGCCGCCCGACCAGCGGTTCATCCTCTCCGAGATCAATCTCCTCGCGACCTATGGGATAGCGACGCAATTGCCGAGCGCGAACGGCGTCAACCCGATGATCTCGCGGGAAACGACGATGTATCAGCTTAACCTCTATGGCTTCGCTGATGACGCCTACGAGCTGGTGACGACCCTCTCGACCCTGGCGGCGCTCCTGCGCAACCAGCGCCAGGTCATCACGACCAAGTATGCGCGTTGCAAGCTTGCCAACGACGGCACGAGGTTCGGTCCCGGCCAACGGGTGGCGACGCCCGGCATCATCAAGGCCGAGCTGGTGTCGCAATATCGCGTCGACATGTTCAACGGGCTTTGCGAGGACATCCGCAACTTCAAGGCGCATCTCATCGTCGAGCGCGATGCGAACAACCCGAACCGGCTGAACGTCCTCTATCCGCCGGACCTCATCAACCAGCTGCGCATCTTCGCCGTGCTGGCGCAGTTCCGCCTGCAATACAACCGCGGCCTCGACGAGCAGATCGCGGCCTAAAAGCCTTCGCGTTTTGGAGTCGAAACGACTCCGTATTTCCCTCACATCGCTAGGAGACGATCATGGCGCAGCGCATTGCTGGCGTCGCCTTCATCACGGTGAACGGCGAACAGATGGCCCTCCGGGGCAACCTCACTATCAGCCCCTCGGCCGTCGAGCGCACCATGCTCGCCGGCCAGGACGGCGTGCACGGCTATCAGGAATTGCCTCGGGTTCCGTTTGTCGAGGGCGATTTCTCGATGCTCCCGCAAACGCTGATCGAAGACATCGACGGCCAGACCAACGAGACGGTCGTCGTGCAAGCCCCGAACGGCCGCATCTACTCGTTTACCGAGGCGATGTGCAAAGCCGGATCAGAACCCAACCTTCTCGACGGCCAGGTGCGGATTCGTTGGGAATGCGTCAGCGCGGAGGAAATTTAATCCATGAACACGACAATGCGTGAAGGCTTCGTCCGCGAGGCCGACGATCCTTCGATCTCGCCCAACGACGAAGGTTTGGACGGGATCGAGCGACGCAAGCCGAAGGTCATCTATCAGGCGCCGAAGGGGCCGCACGTCGAAGAACGCGCGCCCGAGCCGCCGGCCGACGAGGTGGCCAAGCTGGACAAAGACCGGAACGCGCCGCCGCCGATCGACCTCGACGCGCCGGCCGAAGACATCGAATGGCCGATCAAGCTCAAGCTGCTTTACAAGCCGACGCGCGACACCAAAAACCGGATCATCCATGAGCTTATGATCCGTGCGCCGACCGCCGGCGATATCAGCCAGTGCGGCAACCCCGTCCGGCTGAACAGCCAGGGCGACGTGATCGTAGACGAGCAGAAGATGACGCTGATGCTCGCGAGGCTCTCGGACGTTTTCCCGCCGATGATCGAGCAGCTTGACGCGCGCGACTGGATCTCGTGCTCGTTCTTCATGCAGCGGATTCTCCTCCCAAACCGGAGGACGTGGGAGCCGACCCCGTCTTAGACGCGTATCGGCTGGCGCACTTCTACAGCCAAAGCCCGGAAGTGTTTCTCGCCATGCCGCTCCCCGATCTGCAACGGCACATGGATCACACCATCCGGCTGCGGGCCGTTCAGCGCCGAGAGCGCGCGGCGGCCGACGCCGCCCGAGAGGAGTAACGTCCGATCGCCACCGAATATGAAAGTCTGCGCTTATCGGTCTCGCTGACCGATAACGTGACCTCGCAACTCACCAAGATCAGGGGCGCGATCGCCAACCTTGGCGGCGGTCCGGCCGGCCTTGGCATGGAGCGGTTGCGGCGTCAGACCTCTGACCTCACCGACCACATGAAGGGCCTGCGCGGAGGTTTCGAGGGCGGTACCAACGCCGCGCTCAACATGGCCAAGTCGTTCGGCATCGCCAGCGTAGGCGTAGCGGCGGTAGGCGTCGCCGTCACCAAGGCGTTGGGCAGCATCGGCGAATACACGACCAAGATGCAGGATCTCGGCCAGTTCTCCAAGCGGCTCGGGGTCGATGCTGCGGACGTCAAGGCGGCGGTCGGCGCGTTCGCGCGCGCCGGCGTCGACGCTCAGACGGCGCGGCAAAACATCGCTGGCATTGCGACGTCTATGGCCGATATCGGGCGCGTCAACAGCCAGCTTATGCGCGATCTGATGCGCGGCTTGCACGGCGAGAACCGCGGCGCCATGCAGGCGTTTATCGACGACCTGAAAAACGCGCCCAAGGATATCGCGACCTATGGCAACAAGATCGCGGATGCGGCCGAGAACGTCTTTAGGAATGTGTTAAGCGAAACCAACAATCCGGCGCGCGCGGCCGAGGCGAAGGCGAATTTCCTGGCTCGCCTCGGCGTCCCCAATATCGACGAGTTACGGGAGACGTTGAAAAGCGCCACCGACGCGCAAAAGGCGGCGCTCAGCCAACGCATCGCCGATGCGACGGAATATAACACGGTCACCACCGAGATCGGACAAAGCTGGGGCAAGATCAGCGACTCGATCCACGCGCTCGCTACGCCGGCGGCGACGGCGGCGCTCAAGCCGATCGCCGTCCTGGTCAAGGAGATGGCGGACGGCATCGAAAGCGCGGTCAACACCATGCGCAATTTCGAGCCGCCGGATTGGCTAAAGACCCTTGGACGGGGCATCAACGCGGCGGGCACGGGCGCGGCCAATGTCCTCAACACCGTCAATGCGGCGAGCGCGGCGGCGGGCAAGGCGACCGGCGAGGCGACGGGCTTGAACAAGCTGGGGCCGGCGATCGCCAAGGGGCTCGGCTTCGGCGGCGCTGCGCCTCCCGCGATGGGCATGGCCGGCCGAGGCGGCGGCGACTACGGCGTCGCACCTACCGCCGCCACCGCAAGCCCGACGGCGAAGAAAGGCTTATGGAGCAAGATCACTGGCAAGGCGACCGGCGGGCCGCTCGGCGCGGGTGAACTCAGCGTCGTTGGCGAGAACGGTCCGGAACTTTTCCGACCCGGCCAAAGCGGCACGATCATCCCGAGTTGGGCCTCGACCGGAATTTACGGCGCGGCGCTCGCCGCCGAGATGTTCGGCGCGCGAGGCTTATCCGGCGCCGCGTCCGGCGCGATGCGGGGCCACCGCGGAGCGACGAGCGGTCACGGTATCGGCGAGGTCTTGGCCGGCGGCATTCCTGGCGCGCCGATCCTACAGGCGATGAAGCAAGATTCGGAGAGCGGCCACGGTCTGCGCTCCAAGCTCCGGGCGATGCTCGGGCTTGAGGACCCTAAGGAACCGGCCCCGTGGCAGCGGCGGGCGAGCGGCGGCCCGGTCAGCCAGGGATCGAACTACATGGTCGGCGAGGCGGGGCCGGAACTGTTCATGCCCAATCGCGGCGGCGGCTCCTCCGAGGGGACGCGCCTCGTCGCCGAGCAGACCCACCAAATGAGAGAGCTGAACGCCTCAAACGAGGATCAGTCTACCCAGCTTAAGGCGCTGACCGAGGAACTGGCCATCCTCAACCGCTCGATTGAGGCCGGCGGGGGCTCAGGCGGGCCAGGGGCGGGCGGTGGCGGGGGTGTTCGCATGCGCGGCCTAGGCGGCCTGCCCGGCTTCGGAGGCGGAGGCGGGGGCGGTTACAGCGGCGGAGGAGGCTCTTCGGGGGGAGGCGGGGCGAGCGCGTCCTGGGCGCCGTCGATGGGCGCGGACACGAGCGGCGCGCCGGAGCCGGCCCAACAGACGGCCGGCCGGCCAGGGATGGGCTCCGGCAAGGCCGCGGCCGAGGCCTATCTCGGCAAGTCGATCACGTCCGGCGAATACGACCAATTGATGCGCGCCACCCACGCCGAATCGGGCGGCAAGAATTCGCCCGAGGAACAGGCGATGATCATGGGCTCGATCCTGAATCGCGCTCGCGATCACAAGGGCGGCATCGGCGGGGCGCTCAGCGCCCCCAACCAATTCCAGGCGGTGACGGGGACGAAGTTTCAACCCGGCCCGAGCGCGGCCTATCGCAAGGGGCCGAATGAAGCGCGCACCGCCTCGATCGAGGGCGCCGCACAAGACTTGCTGCACCGCGTCCCAACCAGCCAAAAGGACTTCACCGCCGCCGACCCGAGAGCCTACGGGGCGGGCACCAACATCGACTATCTGAACAAGATGCAAGGGCAGGTCTATGGCGGGACCAAGTTTCGGGGAGGCGGCTTGCTGCCGTCGACGACGCCGAGCCCCGGCAGTTCCGGCAAGCCGGTCGAGCAACTCGGCGGCGGCCATTATCCCGGCGACGGCCACGATCATAGCAACCTGAGCGGCCCGTCCGACTTCACGCTCGGCAGCCGGGTTAGCGAGAATCAAGCCAAGGTCGCCAGGACGCGCCAGATGGCGCTTCAGCCTGAGCTCAAGCGCCAACTCGAGGCGGCGGCGCTGGCGCACGACCTGCAGGTCGAAGTCTATTCCGGCGGCCAGGCCAAGATCGGAACCTCGGGCAAGCGCACCGGCTCGACCCGGCACGACCTCGGCGCCGCGGCCGACGTCAAACTGCGCGACCCGAAGACCGGCAAGATCCTCGATATGCGCGTACCGGCCGACCGGGCGCGGATGATCGGCTTCACCCGCGAAGCGGTGGCGCAAGGCGCGACCGGCGTCGGCGCCGGGATGGGCTACATGGGGGCGGAGTCGCTCCATATCGGCGGCGGCTCGAAGGCCAGCTGGGGCGGCGCGGACTGGATCGAGGACGCGCGCAAGGCGGGCGAGCGCGACAAGATGCAACGGGCTCGAGGCCTGGGCAGCGGAACCGGCCGGGCGATGCTCGACGCCGACAGCGATCGCTCGATCACGCAAAAGGTCGAGGGCACTGGCAAATTAACAGTGGACGTTAATGCTCCGGCCGGAACCAAGGTCGCCGCCTCGGGTGAAGGGCTTTTTAAAACCGTGGAACAAAACCGCCAGACCCAGATGCAACCTGCTCAAGAAGGCCCACGCAATTATGCGGCGTCGCCGCTTTGAACGCGCGCCTTTCGTCGCTCCCAAGCCGCCCTCATATTGGCGCGGGTCGCGTCAGAGTGCGGCGAGCGAGTTTTACCGCGCTTGGCGGCGCTCATTTTCGCGCGGGCGGCGGGCGTGAACTTATGGGGCACCTTACCGCTCAACGCCGCGCTGATCTTAGCGCGATGCTCGTCCGAAAGCGGTCCGTCCGGCCTGCCTCGCTGGGCCGCGCTGATCGCGGCGCGATGCTCTGGCGTCAGACGGTGGCCCGGCTTGCCCAACTTTGCGGCTCGCTGTTTCGCGCGAGCCTCTGGCGTATGCTTCTTGCCAATGTTGGCGGCCCGTATCTTCGCGACGGCCTCCGGCGCCTTTTTCTTGCCGCGAAGCGCAGTCGACAGCTTTGCGCGGGTCGCTAGCGATGCTTTTCGATCAAGGCGCTTCGCGTAAACTTCTGGCGACTCGTCAACAACGCCTTCACCGCCAGCCGTCGAATTGACGAGGGGTCCTCCCTCGTGGCGACGTCCGATAGCCGCGATAAGTTCGATCTCATAGGCGAGTGCCGTCACGGCGGTTAGGCCCTCGTGGAGCTTAACCTTCGGGATCTCGAGGCCACGCGCTTGCATCGAACGGATGATCGCGAAACGGTGGCCCTTCGCGCCATTGCGAGCCTCCCATTCGTGAGCAAGCCAGCGACCGTTGACGCCCTTGCCCACATAGAAGGGCTCGCCGGTTTCGCGGAATAGGACATAGACATAGAAGTCGGCGCGCGTTGCGTTCGCGAGCGCGATCTCTTCTCTCAACTTCGCTAGGTCGTGCCAGGTGCTCATGGTGCTCAGCACCATAGGCGACCAGCGCTAGACCGGCTTGTTTTGGGCGGCCATTTTCCTGGCTTTTGAAGACCAATGGGCAATATCTTCGATCACCCTAATCCGTGGCGCGATAAGCTCCTGCCGGCGAGCTACAAAAACGCCGAGTTCCACGTCGAGGCGATGTCGCCCGACGGCGGCCGGCGCCTCGTCGTGCATGAGTTCCCGAAGAAAGACCGCCCGTACGCGGAAGACATGGGCCGCCGCGCTTATGGCTTCACTGTTCGGGGCTACATCATCGCCTTCGGCCGCGACACCCGCGATCCGCGCTATCAGCGCGACTATACGATCGCTCGCGATCGGCTCAAGGACGTGCTCGACCAGGGCGGTGGCGGTCGACTCCAATTGCCGAGCGTTCCGGCCGTGATTGTGGCCTGCGATCGCTGGCGAATGACCGAGGAGGCTACGCGCGGCGGCTATGTCAGCTTCGATATGGTGTTCGTCGAGCAGGGCTCGCCGCCGTCTATCCCGCCGCCATCGAGCCGCGACGAACTGATCACCATGACCAGCCGGATGCGCGCGCAGGTGCTCGCCAACCTCGAGCGGACGCCGTGAACAAGCTTGACGCCGAAGAGGCTGCGGCGATCGTGACCGTCGTCCTCGACGCGATCCTCGACGTTACGCCGACCAAGGGCCGGCCGGGCGCCGATCTCAGGACCGCGATCGGCGACTTCGAGGTCTTCGGTTTGGAGCTTATCCAATACGACCGCGCCGGCCCGCGCCTCGATGCGATCTTCGACCTTACGCGGCGGAATGGCGTGTCGCTGACAGACCTCGCCTATATCCGCGGCGTCGCGGTTGGTCAGGCGCCGGAGACGCCGGGCGGCGCTCTTGTGCGTAACAATCTCATCAACCTCTCGCTGGCGACCGAGGGCCGGATCATCGCCGACACCGAGTTCAAGAGCCGCAATGCCGCGATCACGCTCAAGGACCAGATGAACGAGGCCTTCGATGCGATGGAGGAGATCGCCGCCGACGCAATGGACAGCGAGACTTACCGCGCCTTGATCACGCTTCACGCCGCAGTCAGCGAGCACCTGGTTTCGGCGCAATATCCGTTGCCGGTCATGCTCGCCTTTCGCTTTGCCCAGGCCGGCCCGACGCTAGTCCAGGCCTATCGGCTCTATGACGACGCCTCGAGGGCGGACGAGCTGCGCGAGGAAAACGGCGTCATCCATCCGTTATTCGCGCCAGGGCAAGGGCGAGCGCTTTCCTCATGAGCGAGCATAACTGGAAGTGGTTCGAGAACGCGGCGTCGACGATCGCGCGCCGACCGCCGCCGCCGACCGTCCCGAACTTCGCCGAGGTCGCCACGCTGGTCGTCAACAACCGGGTCTGGGACGACTGGACGAGCGTCAAAGTCGAATGCCGTTGCGCCGAATCGTTCGACACGTTCACCTTCTCCAACGTCGAGCGCCCGGTCACGGTGCAATTTCGCCCGGGCGACACCTGCGCCGTCTATCTCGCCGGCACGCTGGCGATCACCGGCGTCATCACTGTGCGCCAGGTCGCCTACGACGCCAACAACGTTGGCGTTCAATTGATGGGCAAGAGCGTTACTTTCTTCGCCGCCAAGGGCAGCATTATCGACGAGACTGGCGATTATGACGGGCAGACATTCGAGCAGGTGGCGCGCAAGCTCATCAAGCCGTTCGGCGTCGGCGTCGACGTCGTCGGCAAGCTTGACGCGACCCCGTTCGAGAAGCTGCAGATCGAGCACGGCGAGAAGTTATGGGACACGCTCGAACGCCTGGCGCGACCGCTCGGCATCGTCATGGGCTCCGATCACCAGGGCAACTTTCTCTTGATCGGCGAGCATCCGACCTCGGCCACGGACGCCCTGATCGAAGGCTTCAACATCAAGAGCATGAAAGCCGTCGTCTCGGTCGAAAACACCTATAGCGAATATTTAGTCGACGGGCAGAAGGCGCCGAAGGACGACAGCGAGGCGGTGTCGTCGGCTCAGCAAAGGGGGCGTGTTTCCGGTTCGTCGCCGCGATATTCACCGCTGCTGACGCCGGCCGAACAGCCGGTCGGCGACGCCGAGGTGCAGAAGCGCGCCCGTAACGAGTCGATCTGGCACGAGGGCGACGTGTTGCAAGCGGTCGTCGGCGTCTATGGCTGGAAGCGGCCGAGCGGCGGTATCTGGCGGCCGAGGCAAAGCGTCCATGTCATTTCACCGAAGGCGATCCTCGATCAAGATCTGATGGTCCAAGCGGCGATCTTTTCTCAGGACGCCGGCGGCGGCACGATGACCACGCTCGAGCTAGTCCCGCCGTTTCTCCTGCGCGGCATATCGGAAGCGAACGTCGGTGCGCCCGGTGTGTTGCAGGACCCGTCGACATACGAGAACGACAAGCCGGCGGCGCCGATGACCAGCGTGCCCGATCCGCCGCCTTTATACCTCCCGTCATTTTAGGAGAAACCATGCATCGCGCTACGCCCGCAAACAGTTCATTCCGCGCCTATTCGGCCGGCGGCGCCCGCGCTCTCTTGTCTAAGTTTGACGATCTCAAGGGCGTGCAGGAGGTCGCGGCGAGCTTCATGAAGGGCGAGGCGCGCAAGGGCATCGAGCACGCTCAGCAATATGGCTTTACTTCGGTCCCGTTCGACCCCGATCCGGAGAAGGACGGCAAGCCTGGCCTCGGTCCGGAGGCGTTCGTCTCGTTCATTGGCGGCAATCGGTCGTTTCCATCGATGGGCCCAGTCGACGATCGCCGCCACCGGATGAAGGGCCTTGTCCCCGGCGACGTCGCCTTGTTCGGCGGCAAGGACACCGGCCAGCAATTCCACATGAACGGCATCGGGACGTTCATGTCCGCGTTCGCCGGCGCCGGCAAAAAGCTGCGCCTCCAACTGCAAAAGAAAGAGGCCTCCGGGCAAGGCGGGGCCTCGACCTTCGCGGAAGGCGCGAGCGCCGCCGGCGGCCAGGCGAACGGCAAGGAGGAGATGGGGCAAAAGCCCGTTTACAAGGCCGAGAGCGCGGCTCATTTCGAACTCACCGACGACGGCACGGTGAGCGTCAACAAGGCGCACGAGATCAGTCTGCCGGACGGGACCGCCGTGATCGTGCGCGATGGGCAAGTCTACCTCGGCGGCGATCCGGCCAAGGGCCACACGTTCGCTAAGGTCCTTTGTGTCGGTAACGTTCCCTCGACTAACGTGAACGCGCGCATCGGCTGATGACCGACATCCGCTTAACCCAGAACACGCTCTTTCCGCGCTACTCTGTCACCGTCGACGCCTCGATCCGCGACAACGGCATGATCGACGACCGCTATGCGCTGGCGACCGCGGTGATCGTCGCGCTCGGCACCGACGCGCTCGCCGAGCGGGACGATATCCTTCCCGATCCCGATTCGACCGACCGTGCTGGCTGGTGGGGCGATCTCGACGCCGAGGAGATCTGGGATGGCTGGCCGATCGGTTCGCGCCTCTGGCTGCTCAAGCGCGACAAGATCGAGGACCCTGGAAGCCGGCGCGGCGCGACCGTCACCCGCGTCGACCGCTATATCCGCGAAGCGTTGCAGCCCTTCCTCGATCGCCGCATCGCCTCGACGTTGAGCGTTGACGTCCAGCGAGTCGGCCGCGAGCGCATTGACGCGCACGTCATCATGTACCGCGGCCCGACGCTGGCGGTCGACCTTCGCTATCAGATCGCGTGGGCCGGGCTGCTCGAATACGAAGACGAGGCCAACTGAAATGCCTTGGGTGACGCCCACCCTCAAAGAGACGCGCATCCTTGTTCGCGACAAGGTCAAAGGCAACCTCGAAGGCGCGGACGCCTCGATCCCGAATTCGATCCTGCGCGTGCTCGCGGACGTCTCGGCCGGCCTTTGTCATCTGGTGCTGCAATATATCGACGAGCTGGCCAAGGAGTTGATGCCGGACACGGCCGTCCGATGGCTCGATCGCTTCGGCCACATGTGGCTCAAGAACGCCGACGGCACCACCGGACGCAAGCTCGCGACTCTCGCCGAGGGCAGCGTCTATTTGACCGGCACGACCTGGACCCCGGTTCCGATCGGTCAACGGCTCGTCGGCGGCGTCAATGGCGATGTCGATTATGAAACGACCCAGACGGTTTTTATCGCCTCCGGCGGCGCGCCGACGCCTGCGCCATGCCGCGCGCTCGATCCGGGCGCCGGCGGCAACCTCGAGCCGGGCTCGACGATGCGCGTCGTCAATCCCGGTCCCGGCATCGACACCGACGCAACCGTCATCACCATGGATCACGGCGTCGACGAGGAGACGACCGAGGAGCTACGCGCGCGGGTGCTTTTGCGCATTCGCCAACCGCCTCAGGGCGGCGCCAACATCGACTATGAGCTTTGGGCGCTCGGCGTGCCCGGCGTCACCCGCGCCTGGTGCTACCCGCTTGAAATGGGCATGGGTACTGTCACCGTCCGCTTCATGATGGACAATTTGCGCGCCGACGAGGGCGGCTTTCCCCGTCAGAGCGACGTCAACGCCGTTACCCAGGCCCTCGACAAGCTCAGGCCGGTGGCGATCAAGGACATGTTTGTCGTCGCGCCGATCCCTCGCCGGGTCGACGTCCAGATCGACCGTCTCATCCCTGATACACCGACCGTCCGAGCGGCGATCGGCGTCTCCCTTCAACTCATGCTGCGCGACCGCGCCGTGCCTGGTCAGCCAATCTATGCGGCGTGGAAGAACTACGCGATCATGTCGGCCCCCGGCGTGATCTCCTATACGCTCACCAATGCGGCGGATGATTACATGCCCTCGCCTGGTCACATGCCCGTCCTCGGGAATATTGTTTACGGTAGAAACCTATGAAGCCGCTCTCGCTCGATCAGCTTCGCGCGATGATGACACTGGACAAGTACGTCCGGCGAAATGGTGATGATTACGCCGAGGGCTTTCAAACGCTGATGCCGCGCGGCGACGCGTGGCCGACCGCGCGTACGAGCGTCATTCGCCGGCTGTGCGATGCGCTGGCGTGGTTCTTCGGCTACGTCGACGGCCGCGCCGCCGACCTTCTCGAGCGCGAGTCCGATCCGCAGCGAACGGTCGAATTGCTCCCCGAATGGGAACGCGCATGGGGCCTGCCAGAGGAGTGCTTTCCCGAGGTTCAAACAATCGGCGAGCGGCAGCGGATGCTCGTCACCAAGATGACTTGGCAAGGCGGGCAATCGCGTCAGTATTTCATTAACCTGATGGAGTGGCTCGGCTTCCGGATCGTCATCACGGAGTGGTCGCCATTCATGGCGGGCATAAGCCGCTGCGGCGATACGAGGCCACCGGGAGAGGATCTTCATCGTTGGTACATCGGACCCCCCGAGGGCCGCTTCGTCTGGACCGCTCAGGTCGGTTACACGGGTCTGACTTGGTTTCGCTCCGGCGCGGGTCAGGCGGGCGTCGATCATCATCTCGAGTTCCGCAATCCTCTGGCAGTTGAGTGTCTTTTATGGAGGTGGAAACCTGCACATAGTTTTTTGGTCTTTGATTACACCCCCTTTGACTACGACGACCCCATGGCTGGGACGCCCTAGCCGTGGAAGAACTCGCCATGGACCTCGCGTCTGACAGCATCGGCGAAGTCTCCCGCCTCCTCGACCGTGGCGAAGACGCCAAGATGGCGTGTCACGCCGTCGGCGGTAAACTGGGCTATCGCTTTTCCGTCCCTTCCGAAATAGACGCCTCGGCGTCCAGTGGCGTTGATTTGCCGCAGGCGTTTGTTGCAATTCTGCTCGGTCTGGTTCGCCGAACGCAAGTTGTCCCAACGGTTGTTGCTGGGATCGACATCGCGGTGGTCAATCTGTTCCGGCGGCTCCTCGCCGGTCATGAGCTTCCAGATGATGCGGTGAGCCAGATAAAACGATTGAGCAAGGCCAAGGTAGAAGTAGCCGTCCTCGCGAAAATGCCCGGCGACTTTGCCGGCGCGCATTGTGTTAGTTCCGTGCCATTGCCGGTCGCTCGCGAAATGCTCGCGCGGTCGCACCCGCCATGTGAGCACGCCCGTCTCCGGATCGTAGGAAAAGCAGGCGCGCAGGTAATCCTGCGTCGGCAAGGCGATCGGGTTGGGTCTAGGCATCGTGAAGCCTACCAAACCCACAACCATGGGCAAGACCAATGAAATACCAACCGCCATGGGGCACGAGCGATCCGAATGGCGCTTACATCAATGGCAACCCGGCGCTCGGCCAGCAGGGCTCCATCCCACCGGCGGCGGCGTTCGAGCAGCCGCAGCGTGAAATCGTCGGCGTCATCGAGAAGAGCGGCTTTGTCACGTCGGATATCGACCTTCTGCAATTGTCTAGGGGCATCCGCTCTCAGCGCCTCAACTATGCAGTCGACACGGGAACCCCGAACAACATCGTCGCCACCTTCGATCCACCGTTCACGCCCGGGGTCAACCCCTACACACTCGGCCTCGAGCTTCATGTCCGTGTCAGGTTCACCAATGCGCTGCTTGGAGACGGCACCGGGCGCACCAGCATCAACGCCGGCGCCGGCAATGTGCCGATCCGGAGAATGAACAGCGATGTTCTTAGCCCCGGCGATCTTCCGCAAGGCGCGATCGCCACCCTGGTCTATGACGGCACGGGATTTCAGCTATCCAATTTCGGCGGCGGCGCCGGCGGCGACGTTACCTATGAATCGGTCAACATCCCGTTCGGGGACGACCAATCGACGACGGCGGGGACCATTATTCCCATCTTCCTTACGCCGCTTACCAGCGCGCTCACGGCCGGCGATATTCTCGCCGTCCAGGTCGCCAACACCGCTCCCGGCGCGACAGTGATGCGGATCGATATCGGCGGCACGCCGACGGAGTACAACCTCCTGCCCAACGGCGGCGGGATCATGCTGCAAGGCGATATTGCCGCCGGCGACGTGGTGCAGTTCTTTTTCGACGGCGTCGCGCTTCGCTTCGCCCCCAATCCGGAGATTACCGCCGAGGTCAGCTACACGATCGGCCAAGGCCAGATGTTCGATACGGTCGCTCTCGCGATGGCGGCCATCAGGCGCAAGACGATCGGCGCGAGCGGCTTCGTCACCTTGCAAATGGTCGCAGGCGGCGGGTCTGGACCTAACGGCGTGTACCCCGGCCCGATCTCTGTCTCGCATCCGAGCGGCGACCGCATCGCTGTTCGCGGCACACTGATCGGCAATAACCGCCCGTCATCGTCGACGTTTCAAGTGACCGGCAATTCGGCGGGGGCGCGAGCGACCGATTCGGCGGCCAACATCGCCTTGATGCGCGCGGTCTACTATGGCACCGAAATTGTCATCCCGCCGGTTGGCTTCGGCGTCTCCAACGCCGGCCCTGGCGTGGTTCGGTTTCAAGACCTCCTGATCACTGGCGCGCAGTTGGCCTTGCCCCCGGTCGGCTGGAATCAAACCGGCGTCAGTATTGACCCTGGTTTCGCAGCGAGCCTGGACAATGTCACGGTGTGGGGCTCGCAAGTCGGCTACAACAACCGTGGCACAATGTACGCGACAAGTTGTTTCGCCAGCGCGAACATGCACAGCGGCTTCGGCGGCGGCGGTTCCGGTTTGTGGGCGAACAATTGCGGGTCATTCGGCAATGCTAATTTTGGTTTCGGCATAACCTTCGCCACCGGCTGGCTTCAGAGTTGCACGTCGCGAGGCAACGGCGGCGTGGGCCTCTATTGCGACAACGGTTCCGGCATCGCTTCCTGGTGGGGCACGGCGCTACAGAACGGCACCGATGTCACGGCGCAGATCGGCGCGACGATCACGTTCATCACGGAACCGGACGCCCAAGGCAACCCTATTCCCGGCTTTGTGACCTGCTCGCCCCCGCCTAACACGGTCGGCAATCTCAACTCCATGGTCGCCACGGTCGCAATCGCCAGCTCTTAAAGGGACCGGATTACGACATGCAAGTCTTCATCAACCGAGCCGAATTGGCGTTCCGTGACCGGCCTATGAGGGTGCTCGGCTATCACGAGGATGGCCAGGCCATTGAGGTTTCGGCCTATGGGGCTCAAGCGACAGTTCTGTCGCTGCGCTCATCGGCGATTACCAACACGCAAACCGGGCCGGCGCTTATGCCCGGATGGCGGGAGGCCAACCGGGAGCAGGTCGTACGCGGCGAGGCGGCGCGGCGCATTCTCGCGGTCTTTCCCGAACATGCGCAACGCAATGCCGCCTTGGAGCTTGGGCTCATGGCGGCCGGAGGGGCGAAGGATTCGGCAAAGCGTAAGGCGGAGATCGAGCGTGCTTGGACCTATGTCAACGCCGTCCGGCAAGCCGCCAAGGCGATGGTTGGCGCACTGCCGGCCGACCCGACCTCGGATAGCCATTGGCCGCCCCGCGCCGCTCCCTTCCAGGGCTGAATGCTCTCATGGCGATGCCGACCAATGTTCTCGCCCTGCCGCTGGCGCACCTCGTCATAGAGGTTGCGAACAACGAGGATTGGATCGACACGCTTGTCTTTTTGGTCGCCGACAGCCAGCCGACGCCGCCTTACGACCAACTCGATTTGCGCGGCATCAGCTTCGAAATGCACCTCAGGCGGCGACCGGAGATTCACGAGATCGTGCTCGCCGCCTCGACCGTCGAGCGGTCGCTTCTGATCGGCTCGCCGCCGAATTTCGGCTATCTGATCTTCTACGTGCCCGAGGAAACGATGCGAACGCTCTGGGCCGGCCGCTACGTCGGTGACATCGTCGCTCGCGACGCCAGCTTTCGAGGCGGCCGAGTCGTGCTCACAATCGACCTAGAGGTCATCGAAGGGATTACACGCTCGTGACCATCAAGCAAGTCATCCCCGGCGCTCTCTCGCCTCCCGGCGCCGAAATCTTCGCTGCGCCTTATGCGCCGATGGGCCCAATAATCGCCGGCACCAGCGCGACCGAGATCGACGTGCCCTCGCCGCCGACGTTCGTCCCTTTCCTGTTCGTTATGGATCAGTTCAACCTCGGCTTTCAGTCGGGGATGCGGCTTCGGGCCGCTGATACGTCCGACACTTCGAACCTCGCCGGCATCGAAGGCCACTGCCTCTCCTATAACCCAACGAGCAATGAGCTTGTGATTCTCGCCGACCTCGTCGCCGGGGCGGGCGCGCATGACGAGTGGTTTATCACCGTCGCCGGTGTTCAGGGGCCGCCGGGGCCGGAAGGGCCAGAAGGGCCGCCCGGTCCGCCGGGCGGCCCACAAGGTCCGCCTGGCAACAACGGTCCGCCCGGTCAGAACGGGATGCTGGTCGGCGACTTCGGTGACGTGGCCGACCCAACCATGCTGCCGATCGACGGTCTTCTCCCGATCGACTTCGACGGACCGGGCAAGCCGTCTGCGCCGATCCAAATGCTCCCTGGCATGGGTCTCCTCTACACCGTCGATGGACATCAATGGACGTTCGTCTCGGATACGGTGGCGACCGCCGGCTGGCTCGACGGCGGACAGATCCAAGGTCCGCAGGGCGAGAAGGGCGATAGGGGCGATGAGGGCGGGCCGCCTGGCCCGGAAGGCCCGATCGGCCCTCAAGGGCCGCAGGGCGACGAAGGGCCGCAGGGGCTTACCGGCCCGCCTGGGCCTCAAGGGCCGGTCGGTCCGCAAGGGCCAGATAACGGCGTCGTTAGCTTCAACACCCGCGTTGGCGCGGTGAACCTGTTGCCGCCGGATATTACCGGCGCGGGCGGGGCGTTGCTCCTGTCTCCGAACTTCATCGGAAATCCTCAAGCGCCAACTCAATTACCGGGCGATAGTTCGCAGCGCCTCGCGACGACAGAATTTGTGGGTACGGCGACCGGTCGCTTCCTGCCGCTGATCGGCGGTCAACTGACCGGACCGCTCCTGGGAACCAGCGCGAATTTTTCGGTCGGGGTGACGGTGCCGCCAGTTCTTGTCTCAGGAGCGAGCCTGATGATCGACGGCCCCGCGCCGCCATTCAGCCGTAACATCGGCGCCCAAGTCAACGGCTTGCTTCGCTGGATACTCTCGCTTGGCGATAACACAGCCGAGACCGGCTCGAATGCTGGGTCTGATCTCGTTATCTCTTGCCAGGACGATAACGGCCTGGCCCTTTATAACCCGGTGCTAAGGCTCGTTCGCGCCAGCGGCCGAGCGCTATTGCCTCGTGGGCTCAGCGTAACTGGGGGAATAGAGCTTACCTCTGGCGGCGTATCGTATCAGGATTTTTATCCGACTGGAGGTGCGTTTAGTTTTGGCTTTGCCGACCTCGGCATTGGCGCCGGCGTCTTAGTTCGGATTGGCACTACGGTGCTTCCGGGGTACATGCAGTTTGGCCCGACCCCCAACACGCTTGCTGACTTGATCGATGAGGTCGAAGCGTTGCGAGCGCAAGCGGAAACACTACCCACCCTAACCAGGACGTTGCAAGAGGCGATGGCGCGCATCGCCTCCCTCGAGGCGCAAGTCACACCCCACCACTGAACAGAACGGCCCTTACGCAAGCCGTTCTGCTCGACCGGCCGGATTGGCCTGTCCTCCCGCAGCCTGTCCGGTCGGCCGAGGCCTCTCGAAAGGAGCAAGTCATGGCGACTCAACTCACGCCCCATTTCACGCTTGAGGAAATGACCGACTCGCAGACGGCGGCGCGCAAGGGCCTTAACAACGTGCCGCCGGCGAACAGCCAGGAGCGGCGGAACCTGGAGCGCACCGCCGAAGTCATGGAGCAGGTGCGCGGCCTTCTCGGCGAGAAGCCGATCTTAATCAGTTCCGGCTACCGCAGCCCGCAAGTCAACGCGGCGGTCGGCGGCAGCAAAAGCAGCGCCCACATGAGCGGGCTGGCCGCCGACTTTTCATGTCCTGGCTTTGGCACGCCCAAAGCCATCTGCAAGAAGCTAGAGCCGCACATGAAGACCCTCGGCGTCGACCAGTTGATCCATGAATATGACACTTGGGTCCATCTTGGCCTGAGCGCCGGCGCGCCGCGTCACATGGCGATGACCATCAACAATTCCGGCACACAGACCGGCTTTGTTTAGGATGACCCTCGCCGAGCTTCCACCAGTTCCGAAGATCCTCGACTATCCGAGCTTGGCTTCGGTGGTCGCGGTCGTGGCGGGGACGACTGTTATGCTGATCGTCACCAAGCATTTTGACCCGACCGGCGGGCCGCTGGCCATTTCAATGATCGTGGTCTTATCGATGGTCGGCGTGATCGCCTTCTCGCTCTTGTTCAACATCCCATCCGACGACGAGGTCACCCCGGCGGTTGTCGGCGGCCTGGTCGCGGCGTTCGGCGGGGTGGTCGCCTATTGGCTCGGGCGAGGCGGGCAAAAATAAAAGAGCCCGCTATAGCGCAATCGTCATAGGAATCGCATAAGTTGCTTCTCCGCCAACCCCTCAAAAGGAGGAAACAATGCCGAGAGTAAAAGGCTTTCTACGAATCATTGGTCGTCGCGGCCACCGGCCCGACCAGGGCTTGCCTGGCGAGGAAGACCTCACCGACCCGGATTATGGCATTGATGAAGGCGAACTTCCCGAAGTAGAGCCGCCCGATCCACCGGCCGGCATCTGGCCGCCGTTGACGCCAGAGCATCCGTGGCGACCTATCCCATCATGGCCGGAACGTCCGGGGCATGGACTGCCGCCCGGCTCTCCCCCTGCTGGCGGCGTCGGAGGGCGTCCGCCGGACCGTCCCGTTCCCGGCGAACCCGATGAGGAACTGCCGCCCGGAAGCATCTGGCCGCCCCTGCCGCCCGGCGTCCACGGCAAGTTCCTCGCATTGGTGCTGATCGGAGGCGGCGGACGCGGCGCGCACTACCGCTACGTCGTCATCGACGCCGACGCACTCCCCGCGCCGCCAGCCGGCGGCATTGGCGGCCGGCCGCCGGAGAGGCCAGGCCCCGGGCCAGGGCCGACGCCGAAGCTGTAAAAAAGGACCGTCCCACGGTCCCGAGAGCCGCTGGTTCGCCAGCGGCTTTTTTTATGCGCTCGATCCAGTCTTCTTGACGAACATTTTATTGCCGCAGCGATTGCACGTGACCTCGCTGAATTCGCTCACCGGCAACGAGGCGGTCGCCCGTACGTCGGCATCGCTGATAAAGGGCCTCCCGTCCTCGCCTCCGCCTTGCCCTTCACCCGCCGCGGCCGGCTCGCCCGTTACATCCGGCGCCCGGCGGCGATTGTCGGCAAGCTGAAAATCGAGCGTCCCGAGATCAAAGGCGAAGTCCAGGTTGAGGCTCGCCAGCTCACCCCCTAACAGCTCCTGATCCCAGGTCGAGAACTCCTGCACCTTGTTGTCGGCGAGGCGATCGAACTTGACCGTCTCCGGGTCCGCGTCGGTGTAGACGCAGGGGATCTCCGCCATCTTGAGCCGCACCGCCGCTTTCCAGCGGGTGTGTCCCTTGACGATCACGTTATCGCGGTCGAGCACCAGCGGCACGTTGAAGCCGACCTTAGGGATCAGCTCGACCAGCTTGCCGACCGTGACGTCATTGTTGCGGACGTTGCGATGGTACGGCTTGATCTTCCGCGTCTCGACCATCACCAATTGGCTGACTGTATCTACCACGGGCGCGGCCCTTTACGGATAATGCAGTAGGCGAGCATCGGGATGTGCTCGATCAGCTTGGGAAGCTCGACCTCGACGTCCGGATAGTCGGCCCGGTCGAAGCCGACCAGGAGCTTGTTGGGGCCGGTCTGAGGGAGGCGGAGATCGCGTGCGACCTGGTGCGGCGACCAGGTGTCGAGGATGATCGCCAGGCCTGGCCGGAAGAGCGGCATCTCAGCCAGGTCATCCTCGAGGCCGTGGACGATGAAGCCGTCATTGTGCAACTGGATTTGCAGCGCGTAACGGGTGGCGCCGGGATCAGTGTGCATCGGATAGCCGCCGCGCGTGCACAGGAAATGCGGGCTGGTCCCTTCCTTCCCGGCCTTGTGCCCGAAGGTCTTGAGGCGCGTCGAGGCGCGCTGGTCGCCCCAAAAATCGTAGAACCATTCCGGATTGAGCGCGGGCAGGGCGACGACATCGCCGTAGCCCAGCTCCTCGAGCGCGCCGTGCCACAAGATCGGATGGCCGGTCTGATCGCCGCTGAGCGCCGCGCCCTTCTTCCAATCCATCGCCGCTACTCCTCGCCCTTAGCCGCCTCTCCCTCGTATTTGAGCCGCTCTTCGATCTGGCGGTTGGTCTCCATCGCCGGCGAATAATCGCCGCCTTGGAAGAACTTCGCGTAGCCGGTGATATGCTTGAGCCGGATCAGCTCCTGCTTTTCCAGGCCCAGCTCTTCGCACACCCGCTGATCGCTCCAGCCGTTCGCCAGCATCTCGACCACCAGCGCGCTCATGCCGTCGATCGAATGTTTGCCGCGCGCCCGGTTGTGGCGAATCGTACTCGCCATGCGGTCATTGACGCCCTTGTCGATGACGACGATCGGCAGGAGGCCGTGGTTCTTCTCGTAAATGTCCGGATAGCGCTTCATCACGCTGTAGCGGTGGAAGCCGTCTACGATCACGTAGCGATCGCGCTTCGGGTCATAAACCGTGACCACGGGCTGGGTGTAACCATCGTGCTTGATCGAGACATAAAGAAGCTGCATCTCCATCAGCGCGACGCTGTTCGGATTATAGTCGTTGGCGTAGACCTTTTCGATCGGCGCCCACAGCACGCGGCTGACCGGATTGTGGGACATGTCGAACGCCGAGGTCGCCAGGACTTGCTCATCGGTCATGATCGAATTCGCCTTCCTTGGCTCGCCTCGCTAGATCGTCATGGCCCGCGGCTTCCAGCTCCCTGACGAGCTGGATCATGGGGAAGGTGAACGGCGAAGCGAAATCCGAATAAGCGCCGGCCTCGGCCGCCTTGGCCATATCCTCGAGGCCGGCCTCGCGCAGCGCCTCGAGCAGCGCCTGTTTGCCGTCAGACATGGCCATCCGGGGCGTCGGCCGCGAGCCGGCGCGCCTCTTTGCGCTGCTCGTACAGGCCGCCGGGGACGCGCCGGTCCTCCATCTTGAAGCGGGTCCGGGCGTTCTGGTTCAGCGTCCCGTCCAGGTCGTTGATCAGGATCTCCTTGACGTGCACCCGATGCCAACGGTCCTGGTCTTGGTTCGCCCATCGGTTGCGGAAGCGCTGGCGGTGCTCGGGCTCGGTCAGGTTCTCCAACAGGTAATCGCGATAGTCGCGCCAGTTGGCGAAATGCGCCGGCAGCTTATCCGGCATGATCTGGCGCTCAAAGTGGTTGAAGCAATTCACCCCTTCGACCCGCCCGAGATAGCGGTTGTACATCTCGGGCTCCGTCTCCTGCAGCTGCTCGATCGAGTGCCAAGCGGTTTCGTGGATCAGCGCTGAAACCCGCATCTCCCGGCCGGTCTTGCCGAACTTGTAGAAGGCGTCATAAACCCGATTGTAGGGCCAGCCGTGGTTGGCGATCGCCGTCCAGATATCGCGGTCGAGCCAGTCATAGATCGGCCAGAAGACGCGCGTGTTCGCGAGCGTCTTCCGGCACCAAGTGATCCCTTTGAAGTGGGGTTTCTTCTCGGTCATGGTCAGCCGCCGGACCGAGCTTTCCATCGCCCGCATGCCGACCAGCACGGCTACGTGTTGCTTGCCAACACAATCGCATTGCGAGGGCAGGCGCTCGATCAGATCATGAAACCGATCGTAGGCCGGGATCGGGTTCACCTTGATCGAGATCGGGTCTTGCTCGCGAATCCATTTCTCCCGGTCGGCCTCCGCCCAGCAGCTGAGAAAGTTGTTGCTGAATGACAGGCTGTTCGACAGCCGGAACGGGATTTGAAACCAGAAAGGCCGGACGTCGGGCTCGCGCATGACCGCGGCCATGTAAGTCCCGGTCGCCTTCCACTCGGCCTCCTGATCGAGCCAGAACACTTTCACCGGCAGCCGGCCGCGCTCGGCGGCGATGACTCGAGTGAGCTCGAACAGGACAGTCGAATCCTTGCCGCCGCTCATGGAGACGACGACGTCGTCGCAATTGTCGTAGATGAAGCGGATGCGTTCCTGCGCCGCCTCAAAGACCGATTTCGTCGAGAAGTTTTGTGTCATCGTCGACCTTGGCCCGATTGATGATCTGGCACCTGGGCAGGTCGTCGGGCATCGCCCAGTATTTAAAGCCGTCGCCGGCGTACCAGTAGCGAAAGGTCCGCCGGCCCCACCGTTCGTCTAGGCCGTTTTGCCTGATGGTGTGAAACAGCGCGACGAAATCCGCCTCGTTCTCCGCCGTCCGCACCGTATAGAAGTGCGGAATCTGCGGCATGGTCTTGGCGAACTTAAAGGTCAGTCGGTCGAGGAAGTCCGTCATGGCGCGGTAGGTTTACACAGGTTTGGCGCGGCCTGGCAAAGTAGCCAAATCGCCGGCGCGCCGTCCCGAAGGTCAGGTAGCACAAAGGGGTTAACGAGTGTCGCCTCGTCGACCGTTGGGGCGGGCGCCGCGGGCGGCGGCGGAGGGATTTCAGAGTCGTTTCGACTCTGATTATCGGCGACGCGTCGGACGGCCGGCGGGCGAAACCGCGGCAGCCGGCTCACCGGTCGGACATAGGCCTGCGCCAGCGCCGATCGCGCGCTCACGCACTCGTCGAGGCGGACGCGCCAGATCTCACCGAAAGCACAGTGGGCGGCCGTCGCCGGCGCCGGGGCGAGCGCCGTCATAAACGCACACAGAGGCCCCAGGACAGGCCTCGCCCGTTTTGGGCTATGGCAGCGCCCGGCCAGGCCCCGGCCCGGATCTGCGGCCCGCGCCGCCCCGACAAATTCCAATTCGGCCCGGCGGGGGCAATGTTCCCACAGGAAGCCGCAGGGGCAACGCTCAGAGCGGAAGGGCCGGGTCATGCCGCGGCGCCCTCGGGAGGCGGCTGATAGGGAACGCCGTCGACGCTCCAGGCGCCGCCGAGCTGGTGGATCCTATTAACCAGGACCGCCAGCCGCGCCGGATTCAACTCGACGCCGCAGAACGGCCGGCCGGCCTGATAGGCGGCGATCCCCACGGCGCCGCGGCCCATGCACAGGTCGGCGATCGTCGCGTAACGCTCGCGCTGACAGATCTGGACGATGATGTCTTGCTCGTCCAAGCCGCTATAGTCGGCCGGCGACGGCTCAGCCCCGCCGCGCACGACAAAGCAGGGGTTCCGCTTGTAGTAGGTCGCCGGATAGGTGTCGACGAAGGCGAACCGCGCGCGCAGCTCGCCGGTGACCTCTTGAACATGTTGCTTGCCGATTTCGACATAGCAGGTCGCCGGCGCAATCCGGTCGATGCGGGCGAACAGCGCATGGAGGAACTTGTCGAAGCCGTGGGGATTACGCGCCAGGTTGGCCTTCGAGCGAAAGCCGTTTTCGAGCGCCGCGTTGTAGGGCGGATCGACGAACACGCAATCAGCTTCCGTCATGAAGTCCGGCAACCCGTCATAAAGATCGTTGACCATCACCCGGCCGAGCCCGCACGCCCACAGCTGACCGGGCTTGAGCGGAAAGCGGTCGACGCTGCCGTCGTATCTCCAGGCCGCCTTGATGCGCTCAGACATTCGCTTCTCGCCCTCTCGCGTCGAAGCCCCACCAGTCTACCATGCAGCGGTCGCAAAACCGCGCCCCTGAGCCGTCCTCTTTCCAGATCATCAGCGGCACGTCGCCCTCGCTGATCTGCACGTGGCAATAGGCGCAGAACGGCCGCGGCGGGCTGTCCGGCCGGCCCCACGACACCCGGCCCCAATCGAAGTCCGGCCGCGGCTCTAATGTCATTCCTCGGTCCCCGGCGTCAGGCCGCGAACGATCTCGAAAATCTTTCGGATTGCGGCGCCGTCCTGGGCGGAGCATGTCCTGCGGCCGAGCCGAGCCCGGTGGCGGGCGACTGTTTCGATCACGTCCGCAAGCGCCGCGTCGACATCGCGCTGGCGCTGCGCCTCCGCCTCCGCCTTCTGGCGGGCCACGTCCTCGAGCCGGCGCGCGTCCGGCTCGTGAATCGCGAGCGCGGTCTGCACCGCCGCCGTTCCGATCGCGTCGGCGAGCGAGTCGATCTCCGCCAGGTCAGCGGCGGACATCGCGTGTCTGAGTTGGTCGTTCATTGGGTTCGCCTCCTCCTGGCCATCGTTTAAAAAAACCGCCGCCGGACTGGGCTGGGGGGCAGTTATCCGTCCGGCGGCGGCTTCCCCGAGCACGGGGGGAAGCTCGTTAAATCCAACTCTCCACAACCTGCGGCTGGTCGCCTTCCTGCCGGCAGATGTTGGTCAGGCCGGCGCGCCGGAAAACCTCGCGCAGCTCCTCGAGGTCGCCGATCAGCGAATGATCGGTGGCGATCGTCTCACCGCCGCCGACTTCGAACCGGCGGGCGATGTGTCCATGCGGATAGTCAGTCGGCCGATCGTAGATCGTCCAGATGGTCAGGTTGCCGCGCTTGATCGCATTACTCTGAACCATCAAGACGCCGTAGGCCGCGTCTTCCATGGAGTGCCCTTCGATCATTTGGCCTTTCCCTTGCCGAAGCGTTGAAATGCGGTGCTGAATGCGACGGCGTCGAGCATGCGCTTGTCGCCGGCGATCACCTTGAGCGTCTCGTCGGAAGGCTCAGCCAGCCGTTCGCCGGTCCATTCCATGACGTGCGAGCAGTAGGCGCATACTAAGACGTCGCCCGGCTCAGGCACGCGGTCGGCGTAAAGCGAGCCCGCGCCGGTCAGCGGTTTGCCGCAATTCAGGCATGCGCCCTGATCGATGCGCGCGGACTGATAACCGGGGCCGATGCGGTGGGTCATAGCGGGTCGATATTCTCGTCGAGGGCGATGTCGAGCCATCGGCTGATCGCCGGGCGCGTAGTCAGGCGGTCGATCCCGGCCCTGAGCGCGTCGATCTGCGGGCCAACCCAGACGGGCGCCATGATCCACTGCCTGAGATACGCGCGCATAGCGGCGATCATCTCGTCGGTCATTGGCTCCTGCGTAAGATAGGCCTCGACCGCCGGCCGAAGCACGCCGCTCGTCTCAGACATCCAATAGCCAGGCCCCTCGCCGTGGCGGGCGAT